TTGAGATCATCGATAGCTTCTTGATCAGCATCTTTCTCAGCTAGGGAGACATGATGATGAGGATGATGCCCACAATGAAAACAAAACATAAGAATCCTAGAGCACTAAGCAAGGCAGTCAGTGAGCAAAAAGCCGTAATTTTGAGCGATAATCTTGTCTTGATGTGTATGTTGTATCCATACAGTGCGCTTTGTCTTAGCGAGATCATCATAGGCTTCACTTGTAAAGCCCGCATATTCAAAATTAAGAGCAGCTACAGGCATGACTTTAGTGCCGTTTTTATTGCTTACTGCATCGCTGCCTTTCATGATACCCATGAATACAGAGTCATCTGTCCAGATTTGAGCTTCGCTTGAAGTTAAACCTGCGCTGGCTGTTTCTCTTCGTGCCGAACCAACAAAAACGTTAGGGATTCCAAGTACTTCTTTGAGAACACTGACAACCATATCATCTTGCATGATGCGATTACCTGCAGCAGTACCAGAAGCGGTTGAACCAGCAGTAAAGAATCCTCTAACATCTGGAGCTCTAGACAAAGCACGCAAAGCGCCATAACCTAGAACGAGAGTATCTGGCAAAATACCATGGGCATTTGCACGAATGACATCAAGTAAAGCATGAAGATCAGTCAAAGGTTCAGCACCTGCACTATTCCATTGAGTGCCTTTTGAAGAACTACCCAAAGAAGCTAAATCAGAAGTATAAGAACCCCAATTAGAACTACCAAATAGAAGATTTGCAAGTCTTGATTCTCTTGCTAAAAGCAAAGCTCTTTGCACTTTTTTAAAAGAACGAGTCTCTTCATTGCCGGGATATTGAGAATAGGCGATGTCTTCTAAAGCGATACTATCTTTAAAAGAATAGATATCGGTTCTAAAGGTCATTGATGTTCTATCAAAATTGCCGATTGCTTGACGATCTGAGCCGGGTGCGCGAAGAGGATTTAAATCAGGCGCGCCCATGAAATTGCGTGTTTCTTCAATGAGAAGAGTACCAGTGGGGCCAACGGATGAAACATCAACCTTTTCAATGACTTGATCTGCGATGAGTTGACCATCACTAGGGATCGCTTCAATGGCAAGATTTTTAAGAATTTCGTTGACTGGATGAATATTAGAATAGCTAGGATTTGCCATGTTATACTCCTAAAGATGGGCTAAATAAAACTTCGATTTGTTCATTGTTTGAGCCAGCGACATTGACATCATTAGCCAAGAAGCGACCTGCAATGATTTGAGTGCTTGCGCCAGAGCCGTCATACGCATAGACTTTACCAGCGAGACCGGGCATAACAAAGAAATGAGTACCGGCGGTGATAGCGCCCCCAGCGATACATCTTGTTAAACCTAAAACGCAAACATTGACAACATCGCCACTTGAGACGGCTTGTTGAGATACGCCTACAGGTACATCGGTAGAGGCTGTGCATGGAGTCACTTTGCCATCAGAGTCTTGCTTAACAAGTTGAAAAGCGGTGATGCTGGCAGATGCCACGAATGATTTATAAATTGATTGTTCGTTGAAAGCCATTTTTTATACTCCGAAATAGGTTTTATAGGCTTGTGGATTTTCATTTTTAAAGAGGTCAAGCGCTTGTGCAAAAGTGATGCCCTTTTCTTTTTGAATCGACCTTACTTGTTCGCTCAAAGAGATGGGCTTGCTTGCTTCAGCGTGTCCGACTTCGGATAGATTGACTGCTTGATGTGCGTGTCTCTCAGCTACTGCTTTCTCGCTTGGCGCGATCTTGCCAGTGTTTAAGAGGGCATCGATAGCGTTCTTGCGTTCAGCGCCGTGCTTTTCAGCTTGAAGCTTGCCTACTTGTTCATTGAGAGCGGTGATTTTGCTTGACATCTCATTCATGAGTTTCACGCTAGCTTCGCTCATAGCAGCATAGCCGTCCTTCTTTTCACCATCAGCAACGAGCACAGCATCTTCTTCGCTCACGCTTGATTCCATCTCAGATTCTAGCGCTGATAGTTTCGCCTCTAGTTGTTTGACGAGTGCGTCTTTTTCTAAAAGCATGGCAATAAGCTCATCGGGGCTTTTGCCCTGTAATTCTGTTTGATCCATAAGTTTCTCCGTTAAAAGAATACGATCTATTTTTGATTGTGATTGTGCTGGTCTAGGCGTTAAGGTCACGGCTAAAAGTTGGGCATCGCCGATCTTATTCCCGCCATCTCTAGCATAGACAGGACCTATAATAAATTCAGGGCTAGACCATAGATTACCCTCAGACTCCTCAACGATTTGAGCCCCCTTGGCTGTATAAAGAGGATAGGCATAAAGCCCCTCGTCCTTGATTTCAAGATCAGCTATTTGCCCCAGAGCCATAGACACATCAGGGCTAGAAAGGCTAGAGGCATAAGGCGAGCTAGCGTGATTCCAATCAATAATAACATGATCATTATTTTTTCGCTCATAAAATACTCTTACGATTTCCTCTAGGTCTTTTAGTGTGATAGTGCTTATTTTATTGCCATTCATGCGAGAGTTTACATCGCCTAAAGCCAGTGTTAAAAATGGCTTGCCTTTGATAAGGCTGGCTACTGGTCTCAATTCGCTTAGTGCTTTATATTCTTGGTCTGCTTTATCCATTTGTCCTACCACTTTTTTAGCCCATGTATAGCCAGCATCACCGCCCCAGCCATCCCATGCTTGTCTTCCCTTGCCATATACCGCCCATGTTGAGCCTTGCTTATCGACTTCATGACGGGTAAAATAGGCAAGCATACGACGCACAGTGTCCGGCGATAGCTGTTTTGCATTGATTAAATCTCTTGCCCTTGCGATGCCTATAGGAGTCATACCCCTTTGAGATGACGGCTTTTTTGCTCGATTATCTAAAGCGCGTTTAGCAGCCTCTTGAGCACCTTTAGGCGGGGTAAAATCAATGTGACTATATTTATCTGGGATAGCTAGATTCATTAACTCGGTTGAATTTTTGAGCTGTTGATTGATCACTTGCTTTTCAAATTTACTCATCTCTAAGACTCCTCAATCTCTCTGCCATAGCAAGAGATGGATTTTGAGCCACTTGTCTGTCTTGGCTAGTACGCACCGCCTCAATAGGCAATTCACCGGCGCCGATTCTTTGTCTTATCGCGCGCTCTAGATTGTCGTCTGGGGTAAGCAGTTGACTTGATACTAGGGCTGGCAAGCTATTTAAGGCATCTGTAAGCTCATCATTGTCTAGGCCTGTATGCACTAGACGGGGCAATTTACTAGATTCGATCTTGCCGTAATTGAAATTGATTAAACGCCCTATCGTACCACCACCGGCGCGGTCTTGCCCAGATATAGCAGATGCGACTAGATCGAGAAAGTTTATGCAAGCTCTTCTAAATACTGATAGATGCACTTCACCGACCGACCTAGCGCCAGTGTCCGAGATACCCAGATTCAAAAATTGAGCCATGAAAGCTTGAGAAATCTGATTGTCGCACTCTTGAATAACCTTAAGCGCGCCATCTGGATTGAAGCCAGCTTGACTACCAAAAGCGCTAAACTTTACCGCCGTATTTTCCACTAAATAAGATTGTTCTTGAGCAATATAAGATTGTGCTTGTCGCACTGCTTCATTGATCATCTCGCTAAGTTGCCCATCAGTGAAGCCAGATCGTTCAGCGACTTCTCTATCAACAGCCACAACAGGCGTAGGGATAGCCCAGCGCTCAACGCCCACCGATAAGAGATTTGCTGTTCTCTGTTTTTGAGACCACCACCACCAGCAAGGTCTTAGAAGCCCAATGCCTTCAAAATTTGATCCGGTTTTATTTAAAGTCAATAGTAAAAGTTTTGATGCTGGTATAGGTTGAGGCTGTACGCCCCCCACCATATTTTGAATAACGCCATCTAAATTACGACCATCAGCAGATAGCCATCTTTGATGAGATGATGGCTCACGATCTGCGTACCTTTTTAAGAATATTTTTTCTTGCCCGATAGAGTCTTTTTCAACGCAATAAATTTCCTCAGCATATCGCCAGCCCTGAGGGATAAATTCCAATAGATATCCTAGTTGTTCTTCCCATGAAATATCCATCATGCCACTATACCCATCAAAGCCAAAACATTCATTCGCGAATCGTGCCAGCTCCTCGGCTACATCGCTATCATCACCAGCTTTGAAAATCCATTTAGCAGATAATAAGGTTTGCTTTACCACCGCCCACGATCTTTTGACAATGGGATCAGTAGCGAGCATATCCTCAGCAGTGATTACCCAGTTGCGCCCTGTTAATTGTGGATTTTGTTCTTTACCGCTCACATACCCAGATAAAAGATTTGTCCCGGGTATGCCGTAAGTCTTGTAAATAGGTTGAGCATCAACATATTGAGTCTCTTCCCCTTTAGTCTTTAGCGTCATAGCTGGATACATATTTTACCTTTTGAAACATTTTGATACGCAATTAAACATTATTGTAGATAGCATATTTAGAGAAAATCAAATAAAAAGCAAATAAATGAAGATTTAGAGAAGCCAGCCCTAGAAACTGCAAGGATAAAGAGAGCCGGCTTGTACTCAATGTGTGCGTTAAGATCGCTAGAAATCATCTCAATCAAGGATACGACAAGAACGCGCTACCTTAACACAAAGCAAAGGCTACTTATTTCAATGTGCATAATCAAAAAGCAATTTTATATCTTGAGTGATGGGCGTGTCTGGTACGAAGGTAAATCATACGATCCCCAAGACTGTGAATTTTTAGAAGGATCGTATCTGGTACTCAATACAATAGATGAAAAAATTGAAAAGCCATTTAAAAAACAAGCTAAAATAGAGCCCGTCCATACTACCATAGAAAGAGATTTAGATATGTCTTTACCTTTAAATTTAGATATGCTCATCACATATCCGTCTATCACATCACAAGCGCCCGTAACTCACACGGCTATCGAATCCCCAGCGCTACCACCAGAGATCAATCAGTTGCAAGAGCTGCTTAAGGTAACTGGCAATAATTTACCTCTGGCGATAGCGATCTTGATCGCACTGGTCTTTTACAAAGACAAAAAAAAGAAAGACCAAGAGTCTCAAGATCATGCTATCGCTTGCGATATCGAGAGAAAAGACCTGCTTAAAAGACTAGATGCGATTGAATCCGAATTTAAGCAATTCGAGAAAGATCAAGTTAAGATCATGGTCGGCGATGGTGATATCAAAGATCGCATTGATCGCCTTGAACGCCATGTCAAGAATCTGCAATAGCTACTTATTGTTATTGCCCCCACTATCACAGAGCCCCCAAGTCAAGCAACCGCTCAAGTACTCCTCGCTAAAAAGATCAAGCTGATCACTCTTGGCCCAGTCAATGACATCATCAATCTTTCCCCTATTAAAAAAAGTATATTTATCATCAACGCCCGTTAACTCTTGCATATGTTTTTCAAGACCTCTTATCACATCAAAGCGCTGTGGGTATCTCTCAAAAGCCATCTTGATCTCGCCTTTTCTAGCAAAAATACAGGGGAAGCAACCGACTCTAGAGAAGCCTTGAGTGTATAGAGGATTAGGCTTGATGTTGTGCTTTTTATGGATATCGACTACTTGATCAAACGACCAGTTAATTAAAGGGCGCCAGATAGTGGCTTCGTCTTTGTCT